TTCACGTCGTTCACCACGGTGTTGCCACCAGCCGCCTGCGAAGCTGCCGGAACCTGCATGATCAGGCTGTAGGAAGCTGCACCAGTCGGGACTGCCGCACCCGATGCCATGGGGGCTGTGCGGTAGATGCGGAAGAACTCGGTCGGGAAGGCACCGATAGCTGCCGCATTGGTCAGGGTGACTGCCACATGCACGCCAGCGTCCTTGTTGACCTGGGTGACATCCTGAACCGCCGCCATGACCGGAGAGAAGGCCGACTCACCGAAGCGGTTGCAGGCTGTGCAGACGTAGGCGTAGGAGTTGGTGCCAGCAGCGGCGTTCTTGTTGAAGTCACCGTCCACACCAGCCACACCAGTGGTGATCTGCTGCGGAACCGCCGGAGCGTTCGCATGTGTGGCTGCCGACGGTGGGCTCGGAAGCCGACGGATGAAGACATCCGGGTTGAACTCGATGGTCCCGGCTTGGGTTGCCATCGAGGTGACTGCCTGCCCGATGGTTCCATTGACAGGAGCCGGCAGGTTGATCCGCTCACGCGGATACATCGTCTTGACGAGATCACTCAGAACCCGGGTGCCCAGGAACAGATCCGTTGGGTAGCCGTAGTTCTCGATGATCATGTTCGAAGCTTCCTCGATGTCAGCTTCCTGCATCGGCTGACCCTCGAGATCGACGAACGAGGTGGCATCGACCAGGGCATCGAGACCATCCCACTGCTCACTCTCGCCGTCGAAAGCAAGCGAGCTGTCAGCAGTGAAGAGAGCGTTCTCGACACGCTCGAGAAGCCAGAGGATGCCGTTCTGGTTCTCGAGTGCGATCACATCCCAATGCGCCGGGTGAACCAGCGTGGCTGGATGGGTCACTTCCCTCGTGGTCCCGAGGAACTTCACGAGCTGCGTGCGTCTGGCGTAGTTGCTGTCTGTGCTGGGAGGAAGCTCTCCTTCCTGCGTGAACGCAAACGCGCCATTGGTGCCGTAGTCGATCAGCTGATTGTACTCCTCAACCGTCGAGTAGGCAGGGCTCTTCGGGATCTTCTTCCAGAACTTGATGTGAGAGTTGGAGTACGTCACCACCTTGAGGCTGGCCTCGAGCGACTCCACACGGAGAGCGGAGCCACCCGTCTGGTTGGTCAGCTGATAGCCGGCCTCAAGAGCCTTCGACAACTCGGCCACATCCATGGCGGGTGCGGAACCGAAGCCGTTCAGCCCTTCGTAGTGACGCAGCGAAATCTGTCCGTACATGTGATCCTCCTTCGCTTTCTGCGTCTGGGTTGTTGGCGGCTTAGCCCGCCTGGAAGCTCTTCATCACGAGATCTTCGACCGCCGGTCCCATCTGGCCGGTCATCTCGAACTTGATCACGTCAAGCGAGTTCAGCTTGCCCTTCTCGACGAGATCACCCATGCGGTCCAGAACCTGGGCCTTGGTGAGCTGCTGCTCGCCCTGGCTCTTGCTCAGAACCTGCAGGTTTGGGCGGCCTGGTGCCGGGGCCACACGCATCTGGGACTTGGGGGCGCCAGCCGGAGCTTGAGCGATCTGCTCCTGCTGCTGGATCGTCCCCTGGATGCCGTGACCGATGTTGACGATGGCATCAGCCAGGCTCTTGTTGAACTCGCCCTGGTTGCTGGCGAACTCAGTGAGGGCGCCAAGAACCCGGCTGGTCACGTGGTCCGTGACCTGCTTGGTCACACGAGCCTCGAGCCCCTGCAGACCAGCAGCGAAGGACTTCGCGAACTCCGACAGGAACTCGCTGACCTCGATCCCCTTGCGCAGGGTCTCGTTGGCTGCGACTTCGGACTGGAGAGACTTCCCGAACATCTCGTCTTCGGGCTCGTCATCGTCCTTCTTGTCCTTGTCGTCCTTCTTCTTGTCGTCCTTCTTGTCCTTGTCGTCCTTCTTGTCCTTGTCGTCGTCCTTGCCACCAGCCATGAATGGCGGCAGCTCGTCCTGACCCTTCGAGACTTCGCTGTGCTCGAGATCGCTCTTCAGAAGTGCAACCTCTTGCGGGGTCAGCGGCTGGCCCTTCATGACCTTCTCGGCGATGGACTTGCGGACCTTCTTGGCGCCACCGTTGTAGTCGGTTCCGCCACCAGTGATGCTGTCATCCCAGCTGTCACCGATCTGGTCCTTGGTGCTCCCTGCCCAGCTCGAGACCTCGCTGTTGGGACCGGTGCAGATCTGCGACTTGTTCATGTCCGTCTGCTCCCCGGTCTCACCCTTGGCGAGAGCCTCCAGTCGAGCCAGGGACTTGAAGAAGTCGTGCTGCGTGATCTTGTCGGACATCTTCTTGTCTCCCTTGCTAGTTCCGGTTGATCTCAAAGACCGCTTCAGTCAGGACGATGGACTCGGTTCTTGAAAGTCCACGTTCCCTGTGAAGCAGATCCACACACTCATCGAATGAGAGTGACTTGTTTGCCCACTTCTGATCTCTGACCTTGGAGTCAAGACTTTCAGGAACCAACGCCGCACCACTGGAAGTCGTAAACGCCTTCTGCTCATCCTCAGTCTTGTTCAGATCGAGATCACCCTCGTTCGAGGGAGCCTCTACGATGCCCTTCTTGCAGGCGCCACAAGGCTTCTTGCAAACGCAAGCGACCGACTTTCCAAGTGCAGTCTCCGGCATGATCAATCCGGATTGATCATGTACACACCACATATCAGCTGGAACTGCGTTCAGAGACTTCACAACGTCCAGCCATGTGTGGGTGTTGATCGGTGCAGCAGTGATCGCGATATCCTGAATCCAGCACTTCAGGATGCGACGACCCGCCCGACGGATGACCTTGCCTTGGATAGAGAAACCGAGCTTGCGAGTAGAGCCTGAGGCAGCGAGAGCGTTGGCCAACTCCCAGATCGCATCAGCGACCTTGTGGGTGCCAGGCTCCCAAAGAAAGCCCTTGGTCCAAAGACCTTCTTTGGTGATCCTTGCTTCAGTTGGCTGACCGACTTTGTTCTCAAAACCGGGCTTGTGGTCGTTATTGTAGTACCCGTACTGCAGAAAGTACTCAGTATCGATCCCACGTTGCTCAACGATCTCAGTCTGAAGATCTTCATCCTCGGTGGAGGAGATGCCCTGAACCCACCGAGTGTGGCCGAGAGTCTTCTTGGCTGTGTCGCTCTTGTTGATATCGAGCGGTAGCCAGAAGTCAAACTCGTTACTTTTGATGAGATCAATCATGCCCAGATACGCAAAGAGGGAGATCGGGCGGTAAAGCCCGTCTCCCTCTCTGGAGACCCTTTCGCTTTTCAGTCGATCCTATGCTCGACTGTCGAACCTACTGGTTCTAGAAATAGCTGTCAAGGATCTTCGTGGGATACGATCTAGCGGCGAGGTAAGTTGCTGACTTTGCGGACAAATAGACTAGGATTTGAAGCGAAAGACTTCATAAGGTCTTGGTCTAAGACGATAGGAATGGGGTGCTCTTTGCCGCAGCCTTTGCAGATCGCATAGGCTCGTTGACCTCGAAACACAATGGTCTTGTTTCGAATCTTGGTTGTATCGCCTTGGGACTTCATGATGACTTCACCACAACTACAAGCGTAGAAGTGCTCTATCATCACAGTTTTCCATAACGGCGCTGAGCCTGCTCTGTCTGGGCTGTGTACTTGATCCTCTTCAGTTTCTCTATCTCAGCAGCGTCTGGTACTGGCTTCTCCATCTCTGCTTCGATCTTGAGATCGCATATCTCCACGATGTCCTCAAGATTCTGACAGAGCTTGGCATGATGAAGTTGTGTCCCAGCAGCGGCTTTCGTCATGTCCTTTGATGGTGGAGGGAACTTACCTGTCTCCTCTGCATCCTTATGCTCATTGGCACGATCAATGTCATCCTCAGTGAAGAATCGCCCAGGCATGAATCTACTCCTATGCCGTCACGAAGAGCCCCAAGCTCTTACGAACAGGCTTCTGAGGTGCAGAGGCCGCCTTCTCTTTGGCCTCACGAATCGCATGGAGCACTTCCTTGCGCTTCTCAGGCATCATCTGAGGCTTTGTCACCATGCCCGGAGAGGTTGCTCGGATGAAATCCATCTGCCGGTGCAGATTGTCCCAATGAGCGTGTTCAAAGGGACTGTCTGTGTGGCGATAGGTGTAGATGTCAAGTTGATCACCCAACTTCGGGTCACGAGCTGCCCGACCGTGAGCCTGGAGAAGAGTCGCTGCGTCATCTGGAGCACCAACAACGTGGAGTGTGTCAGCCTCCTGAAGGTTGTGCCCAGCTGCAGTATCCTTGTCGATGATCACAACAGGAATCTTGTACTCACCCTTGACGTACTTACCGGTCTTGTCATCGATCCTGTCTGAGTCTTCTTTCCACATCTTCTTCCGAGCATCGACAACTGTCCCCTTGAGCTGACCTCCATCCTTGATGTCCTTGGTCAGTAGCTCAGGGTTCTTCGCATCTCGCAGTGAGGTTGCCATACTGACATTGGCAATTCCCGCCTGATCAAGTGCATGTTGTACAGCTGCTGCCTGCTGGGGAGAGCTGACCACTACAATGTGCTTTCGCTTCTTGCCAGAGATCTTCTCACGCTTCTCTGTCTTCCCCTCATGCCGAATGCGAACTCCACCCTGGATCTCAGCCTTGAGGTTATGGACCAAAGACTGAATCTTGGGGTTGTCATCAGGATCAGCAGCATCGACATTGAGCCGATGAAGATTGGCAATCTCATTCTCAGCGTTCTGTCTTGCCCTCTTCATCTGTTCTCTACGACCGGCGGGATCATCTGCACTGATCTTGGCATACTTGATTCTTCTGCCATCCTCGGTCGTGAGAATGCCACCCTTCTGGGCCTTGTCCTGATGCTTCTTGTAGACAGCAGCCTGCTGAGCTTCGATCTGCTTCTGAGACACTCTTTGGATATCAGAACGGCGTACATGCACATCGTGATGATTGATCTTGAAGGAGACCTTCTTGACATCGTCACCACTCACATATGGACCGATCTGGTCCATGATGTCTCTGGCAAGAAGGTCACGCTGAGCGCTCGTGCTACCACCCTCGAGCTGCTTGAACATCTCGTAGGGGATGAATGGCCGAGGCTGGGCACTCTTCTTCCCGACCTGGCGGCCTGCCTCCTTCTCATAGACTGGACGCATTCTCCCAGTTGGCTCTTTGGTCTTAGGGTTCACTGTCTCCTTGTAGATCGGAGCACCCTTCTCATCTACGGCAGGACGCTGCGCTGACCAGCGCACAAGATCATAGGCTTCACGAAGATTCTCACGAGCCGGAGTCGCTGTGAGGGCCACTTTGTGCGTGGAAGGAATGCTGAAGATGCGCTTACCGATGTTCATTCGGTTGCGCCCACGCAGACCCAATAGCATCTGCGGTTCATCCACAACGATCCCATTCGGTGGGCGACCAGAACCACCCATCTGGCGCTCGAGATACTCATTGTTCTCTGCTGCCGACTGGTGGTTCATGACAAAGATGGCGTGCTTGAGATGCTTCGTCTGCTTGAGCAGACTGTCGATTTGCCCCTTTGAGTAATGCTCCGGGACCTCGACGATATAGGCTCGACCTTCACCCTGCTTGGGGAGCTTGGGGTCGACAAACTTCCCTGTTGGCTCTTTGTTCTTGTCGAGGACTGGCTTCCAGTGAACGATGCTGATCTTCTCAGGATCGAAGAACTTTGCAGCCTCCTGGACCCACTCACTGACCTTTGCTGGTGGAACGATCACCACCCCACGATAACCAGCGTTGGGACCCTTCATGTCTTGGTCGACTCGAGCCCCAAGATAGCCCAACCCCGTCAGTGTCTTGCCAGCAGCAGTTGATCTGGTGATGACTCCACCACCACTTTGCATCAGCCAACGAATATCTGTCGCTTGGTTGCCACGTAGCTTCTCCCCAGACTTGAGCTGAGGCAGAATCTCCTGAGCAGTCCCAAGTCCACCTTTGGACAAGGGCTTGTCAATCCAGTCATTGGTCTTTTCGTTGATCTGAGAAGTGTCGTCCTTGATCGCGTTCAGCTTGGATGCCTTCTGCGCATCCTGTACCCACCGCTCAAGGTGAGGCACAAGTCTCTCACCACGGAATCGAATCGTTGCTCCCTCAGGCCCCGTCTCGACTGCGACCTCTTCACGTGACTTGATGCCCAAGCTCTTCAGCTTCTCGCGAACCAGCTTCTCTTGTTCACCCTCAGACAAGCCCTCTCCACCCACATGCATGGATAGGTCTCGGAGATCCTCATTGGCCTCACGACCTCGACGAACAGACTTCAGAGAGTAGAGGAACCCAGCAGCTGTCTGGAGACCACCAATCGTCTCTCCGACTAGCTTCTCCTGCTCATCCAGATAGCGGTTGTCCATCTGAAGAGCTGCCATTCGATCCCGAAGACCTTCGGTGTCGATCTTCTGGACATTCCTGGTGCTGAGTCCTGCTTTCTTCAGACGCTCGATCAACTCATCGTTGACAGCGATATCCCCCGAAGCCATCTGCTCACGCAAGACCTTCTGCGCATCTTCGATCTCGCCAAGCCTCTGAAGCGCACGCTCCTCAGCTGCATGTTGATTCACGCGATTCCACATCGTGATGTCGTGAACCATCTGATCATAATGCTCGAGCGTGAACTTCTCTCGCTTGCCTGTCTTTGGGTTAGAGATGGTTGTAGTACCCTTCTCTGCTAGATCGTGAAGGTACGAAGCCATGGCATAAGAGGCCAACTCTGGCCCAAGACTGTCGGTTAGCTTCTTCAGATCTGGGACACCCAGACCTGGAGCAAAACCAGACACAAACCCTGTGAGAGTGCTTGTGGCACCGTCATTCATGTAGCCCTTGACATTGCCGCCCGTCTCGTCTTTCCAGTGGGAAGCAAGAGCTTTGTAAAGGTTGGTCTCCCTGGGCATCGACGCTGCTGTCTCTCGAATGTTGGATGCAGCAGCATAGATATCCTTCTCATCGATTCCCATGTCGAGAAGGTCCTGGTGATCAACAAGCACTGCGTGAAGACGCATCTCTTCTACGTCAGGATCCATGCCCTCTGGTTGTCTGGACGCATAGACCGCCTTCCGCTTCACATCTTCGATCTTCCTATCATAGGCATCGGTCTGTTTGAGTGTCTGAACCAGACTCTCAGCAGTCTTTTGCGCTGCTAGGATTTCTTTCTGATCCTTGATAGGAAGCTTAGGCTCCGAGGGGCGAATGGAAAGGTCCACAGCACCTGGCCCTGATAAGGCTTCACCACCACGCATCTGAGCCTCATGGATCTTGTCATCCATGATGTCGTGCATTGCGACCTGAACTTCCTGAGGGGTCTCAGCGTCAGCAAGCTTGTTGATATCCTCCCCCGAGAGGTTCATGTCGAGGTGCATCTCAGACGTGAAGTCTTTGACGTTGAGCTTGGGCTCTTTGCCCTGTTCAACTTGCTTCTTGGCGTCCTGCAGAGCCTCGATGGTCTTTCCCAGTACCTCTGATGCACGATCTCTCTTCTCTGACTTCATACGAGAAATGGCAAGATCGACTGCACCATCGATCTTCTTTTCATCCAGACCTGCTTGTCGAAGCTGTGTTGCGAGATGCTCCTTCACTCCCTCGAGCTGTTGGCCGAACAATGAAGCCGCATCTTTTCGGATACCCACGGCACCAAGCACATTGTCCTTCAGCCTCTTGGCTTGGCGCATCAGCTTTTTCTTGAGAGGAGCAGCCTCATCATGGATCTTCTTGATGTGTTCCTTGACCTTTGATTGCTTCTGAGTCGCCTCCATTTCCTCTGGAGTCGGAGGGGCCTTGGACTGCCGATCACCCATCTTGGAAGCGAAGTGAAGATACTCTGCCCCCTTCCCACCAGTGACTCGTTCTTTGCCTGTCTCTGGATCAGTCTCTTTTTGTGGAGGCACTACACCAGCCCCACCCACAATAGCAGCCTTGTTGTCCGGTAGCCTGGCTACAAGAACGTGTCGATGAGACAGAGGTCCAGACTGAGGGGTACACCAGAAGGTACTCCCCACTGGAACACTACTGATGACAATCTTGCCCTGCCCGTCCAGCTCAGGTCGGACTGGGGCTCCGTACCTGGCTCTGATCTTCGCGAAGTGGGCCTTCTCCTGGTGGCTGTACTGCTTCGCCTTCAGAAGGGGCTCCTCCGTTGGCAGCAGCTTCCTGCTCTTCTGAATCTCCTGCAGGCTCTTCCCAAGCAGATTGAGGAGTCGATTCGTCTGCGGGTCCACTACGATCAGTGGAATCAAGCTCGTCCTCTGCGTCAACATCATCCGGCTCCTCATGATCCGTCTCAGGGTTCGGGAGATCTAGCTTCCCACCCGCCATCTGATTCAGGTACTGCCACTCATGCTCACTCTCGTGGAGAGGATGACTGTGCAGCCACTCACTGAAGCCAACCTCGTGGTCAAACCGATCTGGTGGATCTGCCACCACAGAATGAGCTGGCACCTCATCATCGTCGCCCGGTTCAGGTTCGTCAATGGACTTGAGCATCTTGCCACGAAGACCCTTGTCTTTGATCTTCTGCTTGAAGTCATCCAATGACATCTCTGTCAAGCTACCGAAGAACTTGGGGTTATCATACTGTCTGAGGTAGGCGGCCTTGGCTTCCTCTGGGGAGTCAAAACCAAGCATCACTTTGTCCTCATCGAACTCAGTGAAGTCTGGCTTCTTCATCTGGTGAATCACAAAGACCCGCTCAGAGTTCTTGTGTGGCCCCATGTAAACATCCACGGCATCCCCATCGACCCCCTTTGACCCACTCACATAGCCGTAGTCGTAGTTCATCTTGGTACGACCATGCTCTTTGGCATTAGGGTCATACCACTCGCGATAAGAACCCTTCTTGTTCTCAATCGCAATGTTCATGCCCTCATACTTGATCCGACCCATGAGGGGATGAGCCTTCTGCATGTCAGGATCAATGGCATTCATCCAAAGTGACTTAACCGCCACCGGATCGATGTAGCTCCGAAGAGCTGTAGCTGCGTGGGCCTTGCGGTCCTCACCCTTACCGATGTAGTGGCCCAGAGCCTTTGCTGACTCAAGGGCCGCTTCCTCTGTCACACCCGAAAGGGTCTTGGCTGTAATCCGCCCCTGGCTGTACTGCTGGAGCAGTCTCTCAAAAGCTCGAGAGAAGATCTCCGTACCATGATAGGTGCGGAACTGCTTGGGCGTGACACCCAAGGTGGCCAAGGTTCTTCGAAGCTTATTGTACCCAATCTCTTGGAACTTGACCTGAGAGCCACGACGCACAGGCACTGAGAAGAGGTAGTCCGTTCTCTTCTTCCCCTCAGCCAGTGTCAGCTCCTGCAAGATCGACATCGACTTGGGATCGAGAACTACAACCTGCTGTTGGTCGACGCCCAACTTGCCAACGTAGGAAAACGTCGCCATGTTGCCTTTGATCTTGACGTTCCCTACTTTGAGGGTCGTCAGACCAATCGTGCCCCTCTCTTCCTCATGGATCTTCCTACCAGCGCGCATGTAGGCTTGATCCAAAAGAGCAACCATGAGCCCCAGTGCCCGATGCGCCAATTGCTTCGACTGCATCAGAGAACTATAGAACTTCCTCACCTTTGGGAGCTGCTGATCAAAGTGACGATTGTCCTGATTGAACTTCAACTCATCTCGCTCACGGAGATCACTATCGTAGTACCCGTGTTCGAAATGGGAGGTCTCGTCATTTGGGTCTGCCCGCCACCTGGCCCCCCACATCCGCAACGGAACAGCCTTGTTGTACTCTGGGTTCCATTCCGCATGCTCCGGAACGGCACGGTTCATCTTGCGACCTGAACGAGGATCGAAGAACTGCGGGTGTTGAATGGGATCAGGTTCGTCTCGATGTAGCTGTGGCGTTCCTAGCTTCTTGTCATAATGGGCATGCCCCACCGGAGCATTCGTTCCCTGAATGACATTCCCCACATGATCTCGGTAGTAATACCGATAGCTTCCAGGAACTCCCTCCCGTCTCCAGTACTTGTAGTGCTGGGAACGGGTGCCCTTCTGGGCTTTGCGGAGGATATCGAGAGCCTTCGAGAGACGATTCATGCTGAGGCTCTGCAGCAGCTGAATTGCCTTCGCCACAGGGGATAGTTTTGCCTGCATCGCTTGAAACTCCGGTAGGCCAGACAGCTTCTGATGAGCACTCAAGAAGAGATCAACCAGCTGGCTCTCTGTCGGGGGACGAGGAAACTCTCGTGTGTGCTTTGTGGCCAACTCAGCTGTGACCTCAGTAAATGGCCTGATGTTCTGGAGGTCTCCCTTGGGGGCCAAGGTCAGAATAGCGGCTCGCTCAGCTGCTGTGAGCAACGGATGCTGCTTGACCATCGTGACCCAAGAGTGCTTCTCCGATCCCGATAGCTTCTGAACCTTTGGCTCCTCAACTTCACGCTCAAAGGGTTCAACAAACTCATCCCCACCCTCTGACTGCCAATGGACAATGAAAGCTTGAGCTTGCTCAGGTGACTTGATCTCCTTCAATTCATGCAAAGCCAGAAATGAAGTGACCTGTCTCTCATGATCTGCAGTGTCCGAAGCTACGTATTTGGCCAAACGATCTTCTTGTCTTCCTGACCACTCCTGCAGCGATTCTTCACGAGCAATCAGATCATCTTCCGCTGACTGAGCATGAGCACCCTCACTGACAATCTCCTCATGGCCAGGTGGCAATTCTTCTCGGCTCACTTGGTCCAGTACGTCCATGGTTCGACCACTGTGGTCTACAGTCGAGATGAACTTACGTCGCTCTTTGACCTCGTCGAGGATCGCCTTGGTCTCTTTGAAGTGCTCCCACCACAAACAGTGTCCAAGGTAGGTACTGAATCGCCATCCCTTCTGGGGATCATAAGAGTTGACTGCACGTTTCACGGCCCGAAGCGTGGGGGAGTCAGGGTCAATCTCAATCTTCTTGGCTCTACCTGGCCCTCCATAGTAACCAAGGAGACGAGCCATGTTTCCAGGATCAAATACGTTATAGAGTGTCAGCTGACGCTGAGCAGAGAGAACCGCCAATCCGAAATGCTCTCGGATGATGTTCGCGCAGAGCTTCAGCTGCTCAGCCTCTGAGGCCTTGAGCTTGCGCACCCAGCGCAGACCTCTCCGCTGCCACGGCTGCCCTGTCTGTCTCTTGACCGTGGCCTGGTAAGGCTCAAGGACTCGATGCCAGGTGAGTCTTCCCTGTTCCAGTGCTGTTGTGGTGGGTCGTACCTGATCAATAGGAAACTCTTTGGCCGGCTTGACTCGCTGACCCGATGCCCGCTGCTGTCGGTACTCTTCCTTCAGCCACTCCTTGAAGTTCTGCTTGAAGAATGGACTTGGGACCCAGCTACCTGTTTGCTCTGGAAACCGATTGAACGGACTCTCGGCATGGTAGCGAATCGACATGCGCCCACTCGGAGAATCGATCCCCGACTGGCCTCGTTCCCTCACCTCAAACCAGGGTCTGCCAAAAGCGTCGTTGACCGTTGCAGTTGACGACCGACGACGCATCCAATTCTCAACAGCCTCGTAAGAGGGCAGATGAGTTACCGCATCTCGTGCTTTCGTACTACGGTGCGGAAGGATGATGAAGGGGCGCTTTGCTGAGGGCCTGACAACGAGCTTCAGCTCAGGCTTACCCTCTGCTGAGCGGATGATCGACACATCATCAGCACCCGACTTGAGGGCTTTCTCTCGTGCATGGTGGAACGCTTGCTCTGCTGTGTGCCCTCGAGCAACTGAATCCGAATGAGTGGTAACGGAGTGCTCATCTGAAACAGCAGAGGCTGCCCACCCATGGTTCTTTGGATGTCTGAGATCAGAGTACTTGTAGTTCCAGCGGTCGTTTTTCCACCACCGCAGAACATACTTCCCGCCTAGATGTTCCCCTCGGTGAGCTTTGACTAAATCGATCCAAAGAGCGAACACTTACCACTCCAGACTGCTCGTCATCTGGCCACGAATCTGGTCCAGCTGCTTGGCATCACGGTTGTCCGTGAGATCCATCAGAGACCCACGGACATCCTCGCGGATGTAGTCATCGTCCATCCAAGGTTCGTAGTCATAGTCCTCACCCCAGATCGACTTTGCCACTTGGAGCAGTTGATCTCGATTCAGACTGTCCAAGTTCTCGAGAAGCTGTTGAGCACCGGGAGCCTGGGTAGCCACAGGTTCTGGCCCAACTGCCTTGAAAACCTCCTGAGTGGCCTTTCGATAACCGTCTTTGTCACCACGTAGAGCAAACCTACGAAGATAGAAGATCGGATTTCCCTCAAGAGGGATTTTGAAACCCAGTGCCTCCGACCAGACCTCATTCTGATGCTCCCTTCGATCCAGCGCACAAGGTTCTTCAAATGGATGCTTCTCGCCTCGAAACCGAAGAGGATAGGTCAGACGCTTTTCGTCCAGATCACCCTCGTAGTCCTCGTCCGTATTCACAGGTGAGACCTGGGCACCCCCTACCGAAATTGAAGGACCAGACTTGCCAAAACTTGCCAGCTTGTCTTCGGCTTCTGATTCCTTGTCGGCATCAGCAATCTGAGCATCCTCGTCTACACCATCTCCGTTGTCGTCCCCAGTGTCACCTGCGTCAGCTTGAGACTCTTTGGCATCCTGTTGCTTCATCTGAAGCTCTTCAGGATCACCACCACGAAACTCTCCCTCGCTCTTTGCAAGTAGCTCATTCATGGCATCGAGGATCGACATCACTCACACCTCAGGGAAAGCTTCCTCAGGTCGCAACAGAGTGAAGCGACCCATATCATTCCAACCCCAACCAGGGGGCACGTATCTCAAACGCCCAAAGCAGTGTGGGTGCAGCGGAGGCACCACCGGCTTGGCATGCAATCTCCAAGGTCTCTGGTAATTCGTTCCCTCATTCTCCAACAGCTCCTTGAGCTTGAAGATCTTTGGGTTCCCAGTCTTGGGATCGTAATAGATTCGCCGACAGTCATCACACATATCGGCATCATGTACAATAGCCACATCACTGTCGATCCCATCAGAGTCAGCGTAGATACCCTCCTTCTGAGAGATCGCAGTCATCACTCCACGCTGCTTAGCTGTGTGCAACTCTGTAGCAGCCAACCTCTCCCAGTTCCGATGAGGTTCCTTCAGAGCCTCCACTAGCTCTCTGGCTACTTGTCGATAAGTCTGATTTAGATCAGTACCAGTCTTGATCTTGTCAGAAATTGTAGACCTAACATGCCCTTCGGTTACTGTACGATGAGTCGCTTGTGCAAGTCTCTGGTAGAGACCATTCTTGATGTCGTCCATCAGACTGCGAAACTCAGTCTGAGCCGACAGCTCTGCCGCTTTGATCTGCAGCTTATCTACGTCCGTGTAGCGACCAGTTGCTACTTCCTGGAGCTGCTTCCAGGTGAGCTTCTTGAACTCGGCCTCCTTGAGCAGAGATTGAAGCTTCCCAAGGACGTAAGCATAGCGAATAGCTGATGCATTAACATCCATCGGAAGCTTACCGCTGGCCTTCAGATCATGGAGATCCTTCTCAGTGATCTCCTGATCCCCAAACATCCTCCACATGAGCCATGTGGTGTGACAACGGATGATCTCGGCCAGCTTCTCAATCTGTGCTCTGGAGAGAACCATGCACCTAGCGGCTCACCATCAGAGGTTGTGAGAGACGCTTCTTTCTGTGCTCCGTGTCGAGTTTGGCTTCAGCTCTGTCCACCCCTAGGTGAGGCACTCCGGTCGGCTTTTGCTTCAAAAGCTCCTCAACTTCCTCCTTGCCACCATAACCATAGTCCTTCTTGAGATCATCAGAACTCTTCTTGATCTCAATGTAGAGCTGTGGTTGGGTACTTGGGGTTGAGGGCATGACCCCATTGATCTGTCCTTCTGTGACACCCGGAAGGACCTGTGACTTGAGGACTCGGCGTGGATCTTCTTCGGTGAAAACAAAGAGCTTGGAACCCGTCGGTTGGCTAGCTGGAGCTAGGCGGCGAGGACCAATCATATCTGGGCGAATCATCGTACTCTCCTGTGACTTCTCTGTTGTCTCAGCAACAGTGAGACTGTGGATCTTGGACGAACCATCACCATCAAACCCGAACAGGTTTCTCTCGCCCCTCTCATGCCCCCAGTCTTCGATCTTCAAACCACGAGAGCATCCCCAATCACCTAGCTTCTTCAGCTCCTCTAGAAGTGGCTTCAGTTGTTCAGCAGCTTGGGGACTGACTACCATCTCGATCTTATACTGCTTACCATGCAGCGACTTGACGAAGAGATCATCGATAGAAAGAGACTTCGATGCATCGATCTCTTCACCCCAATTCCCTGCATGAAGAGCATGGAACTGCTGACGGGAGCTAGAGGGCACTGAGCTATTCTTGTAGAGATGCGGATTGGCCTTGTAGTGCAAGATCCAATCACGATGGTGCTGCTCCGTGTCCTGTACACCCTGACCTTCGAGATGCTGAATTGTCGACGAGGCCTGGTGGTACTTCTTGAGTGATTGATCTGCTCTGGCAGGATCGTTATTGAGGGTGTGGTAGAGATAGTAGTGGCGAGCGTGCCCCTGAATAGCCCTAGCTGCTGCTAGTTGGTGACCTGGTGAGGAGACATCAGGGCCTTTGATCTTCACCGATGGCTTCTCTTGAGACGAGAACGTTGGTGCTGGCTTCAGGGAAGCTTCACTCATGCGGGGGGCAGCCACGGTATCTTCGTGACCCGTCACGGCTGAGGGTTGGGCACTACGCTTCGCCACCATGGTTGCAGCATCAGCAGCTTTGACCAACGTACCCTGATCCCACAGGTCACCAGCATCCCCAATCCGGAACAGCATCGCATCGAGAAAAAGCTGCATGACCTACTTCCTTCCCTGAAGCTGGAGTAGTGCTATCGAAAGAGCCGGTCCCCCATCCAGCAGAAAACGAACAGCATCTGGCTCTGGCATGTGGTAGTCCTCGACCAGCATTCGAAGGACACGTTTGCCCTCAAGGGACATACCTGCTGCACCCTTCTTGAGCTGGACCCGACCTGAAACTGTGTTACTCGTCACGGCCACCGGCCAGTACCTCAGCAATCTCATTCGTCATACTGCTCATCATAAGATCGAATGAGTCGTTGACGAATGCTGCCAAATGAGATGCTGCCTCATTCTCATCTGGCAGTACGGCATCTTCGTGATCATGCGACTTCTTGAGTTTTGCAACTGCCAACTCAAGAGACTTGATCACCTCATCAGTGCCCATGCCTTCAGGCACCTGAATCTTGACCTGGGATGGCACTTAGTCTCTGCTCGTGTGCCGAAATGGAACGCTGCCACCGCCTCTGCCAGCGTTCCAGTTCAACTCCTCGTTCATATGTCGCAGTACACGAAGAGCTACCAGGCCGCGCTCCTCTTCTGTGAGTCTGGCCATGGTACCGGCGATCTTCGGATCTACGAGCTGGAACTTCTGGGGAAGAATGAGAGTCAGAAGACCCTGCTCGAAGCTGGTCAGATTCCCACCGTCCTCTGCCTTGTGGATAAGAGAGACGACTTCCTGGGCCACGAACTCCGTGTCAAGTCGACCATCTGGATACCGACGAAGAGGTGTGCAGCCTTCGTTGCGCATGAGCAACGAATCTTGCTGTGGCGTCCGGTAGCTAACTGGGTGAGTGACTCCCTCACGGTAGCTTGTGGACTTCACCACAGTCTCTTCATCACGACGAAGATTGAGAGGCACTCTGCCTGCGAATGGGTTGTTACTCATCTTGATCTCCTACATAGCCACCCAAAGACTGAGACTCTTCTCCGTCTTCTTGGCCTGTTCACGTTCACGTTCACGAAGCCGTTCTTTCCGAATCACGTCCTTCTGTTTGGCTTGAGCCGGCTTCAGTCCTTCCTCATAGGCAGCATGAGCTGTCTCTGATCCCTTCACACCCTCACGACGCCTATCCATGAAAGACTGGAGATCTCCGATGCTCACCACCCGCGCGATCTTCTTCCCACTACCCTCTTCTGCCATCCGATGATGAATCTCACTTCTTCTGGTTGCATGGGCCTGGAGGAGCTGCTGCTCAAAAGCACGAGCATCCTTGGCAGAAAGACCAAGGGCTTGAGTCTCAGCCTCATTCGTAGGTATCCCTGCCCGAACCAGGTGAGTCTTGTACTTCTCGCGAAGCTCCTTGAGAGCGGCCTCTTCATTCTTGGCTTCGCGATTCGACTCTCGCTCTCGCCTCTCGACAGTCGAGACCCCCTCAGCCTTGATCCTCTCTTCGGCTGCTCTTGTAGAGACTGCTTGCTTGGCTTCATGTTCACGAACCAGACGCTTCTCTTCCTCTGTTCTCTGGTGGGGCTCTTTCTTGAGCGCTTGCTTCAGCGTCTTACCAAGAGCCTTCTCGTGCTCTTTCCGGAGCTGGGAGCCCTCTCCAGGCTTCGGAGGGGCAAACTTGCCGACTACCTTCCGAACGACTACATGGTGCTGTTCAAAGCACTCTGGGCAGAGCTTCTGTGCAACAGCTGCTGGGTCTGGGGGGTCGATGGATTCCCGCTGCCCAGCCTTGGGGCCTTGTGTGTGAAGAAGAGTGACCGCAGTCTTCCGTTCTGTGACCTCTTCCACTCGGGTCTTGTTCCCCGTTGCAGGGTTCTCGATCTCTCTGACTTCAACTGTGGGCTTGTTGTGCTCAGGAAGAACAATCGCCTTGCAAGATCGACAGAAGTAGGATGGCCAGTGGCTTGATGTCTGTGCCTGGATGAACGCACGGGCACTGCGCTTGTCCTCTCTAGTCTTGGGAGAACGAAGACGCATCACCTGTTGGAACTCCTTTGGAAGTTCCTTCTTTCCAGGAACGATCTCCACTTGGACATCACCATGATCCGACGATAGATGCGGAACATCCATCGCATTGGTGACAACCAAGGGCGGACTCTTCCCTGGGTAGATCTTCTCCCCAGTCACTGACAGATAGTACCGACCTCCCCGAGGGCCTGTCTGGTTCGGCTCTTTTTTGGCCTTCAGCAGGTCTACAGAGAGATCAAACAGTTGTGTAGCTGTGAGCAGCATCAGATCACCCGCAGCGCGGACACCTCATGGTGTTGTCGCTTTTCTTCACCATCTGCCCACCACAACTCTTGCAGCACTGTGACTTGTTGATGACGCAGGTTGGGCACTCACCAAAGCTCTTGGCGAATGCACGACCGCAAGCTCCACACCTGATGTGCTCATGGGCCTTGGCGATCCGATGGGTACGCTCCGCCTCATCCTGCTTCAGCTCGTCGATGAGCTGGGGAGTGAGTGGACCTGTTGCAAGAGCCGAGATGTCCTTGGTGACAAGAGCACTACCCGACTCGAACGTTGAGCGGTGAGCAAGTGCTCGAGGGAGACGAGGCACCGAACGGGCTGTCACCGCCTTCTCAAGATCCGATTTCTCCACTGCCTTACTGATCTCCATCAGCTCATCGAAAGACTTGTTCATGGACTTTTCCTTGCTGAGGCCCGCCTGATGGAGCCCGATTGCAACAGCTTGCTTCTCACCACCTGGATGGCGGCCAAGGTGATGCATGTGGTGTGCGATCATCTCTGATGCCATCTCTTGTTTGGCATCTGTCTTCCTGGGCGGCTTCTTGATCTGACCATCCTTGGTCTTGTATCGAGCGATCCTGGAAAGGGAACCCTTAGGGTCCTTCGTTCCGTAGTGACGCCCATAGTGCTTCTCTGCTGCCTTTTCCAACTGATTCAGGCTGGCAGTCATACTCCCCGAAGCGACCGGAGCAGGTAGGGGCGTAGGTACAGCTCGTTGAAAGCCAAGATCCTTCATGTCCATGACCGTACCCTCAGCTATGGCTTTCTTTGCCGTCGGTGGGCTGACGATGTCTTTGACTTCTTTCGAAGGCAGAGCACCAAACTGATGAGAAGGCTTACCGACCGGTGTTCCGGCTCTCATAGCACCAGAACCCGAATAGGATGCTCCCTCTTTTCCGATCTTCACTTCCCCCAGATATGCCTTCTGCTCATCCTCTGCCCAACTACCGAGGTGAATTGGCTGCTTTGGCATCGGTCTTACTCCGCTGCTGGTCGATGAAGTCGTCAAATGTGACGACGATCTCCCTCATGGACTTGTTGAAGTTCGCAGCATACTGCGGAGTCTCCGACTGCCCTGGAACTGGAGTGGCTCCTGGTGGAAGACTTTGTTGACCAGGCACACCACCAACCTGCTGCTCTGCACCCTCAGGCAGCTGCCCTTGGGCTCCCGCCATCTGCTGTTGCTGTGCATCTTGCTGTTGCATCTGTTGCTGCTGCATTGCCATCTGCTGCTGTTGTTGCTGTTGCTGGGCAAATAGCTGTAGCAGCTGCACGTAGGTCGGGTTGATCGGGACATCACCAAGAGGAATGTCAGGGAGATCAAGCGAGCGTCGCGCTTCATTGAGAGTCATGTAGCTCGCGATCTGCTCCTTGAGCATCTCATGCTTTTCCTGCTCCGAAAGCTCATCGAGGCCTACGAACTCAAACACGAAGTGGTCATCGATCTTGTCAATGACATGACGATTGATCATCTTCGCAATGAAGCGAAGCAGTGGCTTGAGGCCACGATCACGAGAAGCCTTGAGCTTCCACTCCTGCGACGACTCAAAGAGCGGGGTCTGTTGCACACCACCATGAAGATCGAAGTTGATTTCAGCAGGGTCGATCAGAAAGACACCACAGGTGATCTTGATCAAATACTCGATCCAAGAATTGAACTCCATGTCCTTGTTGGTCATCTGGAGCCCAATCCACTCGATACCCTCTGACTGAGTGATCGGTGTCTTCCATGCGTTCTCTACACCCGAGACTGAAGCAACCCACTGGCGACGAAACGCCTCCAGCTGATCTGGGGTCCAGTTGTCACCCTTGAAGTTCAGGATGCCTTTTGGATGTGAACCCTGTGTGAAGTATCGCTTGTTGTACTCCTCCGCAAAGAGAAGAGAAGTCACAATGGTGATGAGCTGTTCGATCTCACCAAATCCATAACCCTGGATGTAGATGTCCGTGCGCGGATTCCGAATGCCGAAAGTTAGCTCGTCCAGGCTGTAGACATTCTCGATCTGCCCATTGATGATCTGAACGTACTGGACATCCTTGTCGGTCAGAGGATCTCTCGACCCATACTGCTGTCCAGCGTAGAGACCAGCAAATCGCCCAGTCAGTGGTGCCACAGGATTGCGAACGTGATAGCTGAACCCCACACCAGCATCACGGTCTGTTGAGGCCAGTCGGATGGTCGAGGCATCAACCGCCAGAAACTCAAACGGGATGCCGTTATTTCTAGGGACTACCTCGAACGTCACTTGATCATAGTAGAGAGTATCTCTAACGATCTTCTTGAGAAACGCTTCGAAGTCGTCTCGAGGACCACGACTGTACGGGTTCTGGCGGCCAGGCTCACCACAATCGAGGACAAATGCCTCCAACTGCTTGATGAACTGACGCTCAGCTTCTGTCGTCATGTGCTCAGGGTCTTTGTGCTTGATGATGAACCCAAGAGACTTGGTAGTCCGATAGGGCTGAGAGAACGAAGCAACCTGAGCAATTCGCGTATTGACGATTGCGGCAACGATGGAGAGCTGGTTTGCCACCCGCTTCAGCACATCATAAGTCAACGAGTAGCGACGATCCTTGTACCCCATTGCATACTGAAGAGACAAAGGATCGAAGAACGCTGACTTGGGGCCACGTTGAGGCTTGCCAGGTGCTACTGCTAGTGCCTTCTGCATAGCTCTAGGATCACCCTTAGCTATGGCCGGAATATGGGCCGTCAGCTCCTTGAGCCTCTGCACCTCTTCGTAGATCGCATCTGGTGACATCGAGATCGACTTCTGGATGTCAGTGTAGTCCACTGCAGGAGCTGCCACGTGCTACCTCCGATTCAAACTGAAGAGAGACTTGCGGATCGTCCCCTGCAGCCAACGATTGAACTCAGCTCTCATCCAAGGAGTGATCTGGACCTGGCCTGTTTCAACTTCCTCAGGTGAATAACCTTGTGTGAGAAGCCACTCCTTCTCACGCGGAGGAATCAAAGGCCCTTGTGCGAATCTAGGAGCCCCAGAGAAGCTCTTGATAGCATCCTGAGTCGGGTTCTTAGGCCCAGCGGAAGCTTGCTCTTCCTCGTGTTCAGAGGGTGTTCCTGCCGCCTGAAATGGGGTCTGTGGATTTGCCCAAACCTTCTGGACTGGACTCTGCTCGTCGCTATCGTCTTGACCACCGCCATCGCTCTGAGCAGAGTCCTGGGGCTCATCTTTGACACCTGGGACCGTCCCATGCCAATCCCGACCTTGGTCTGGGAGGTCCGGTGTATCACCCCCCGTGATGCCCTGTGCCTGACGTTCAAAGCTGTTGTCGTACTGTCGTTTGGCCTGTTCTGCAGAGGGGAACGTCGAACGGCCAGCCGACTCAACAGCTGCCCCAGCCTTGATCAAAGACGAATCGTCGAGCAATCGCCATAGATCATCCACATGGTGCTGCTCGTCTTCGATATTTGACTCAATGATCTGGCGAGTTCCTTCGTTCTCCCCACACAAGACAAGCACTTCACGGTAAAGCTGAATGCCCTTCTGCTCTCGGTAGAGAAGTTCTTTCAGAATCTCTTCAGTGTCATGAAGTGTTACTGGACTTTCGATCTCTGTAGATGGGGATGCACCGAGAGCAACTACTCTTGAGGCAACACGCTCAGCATGCCTTAGTTCATCGTCTCCATGTGACTTGAACTCTTCTGCGAGCACATCACGGGAATGACCACGAAGAACCAAGGCATAATGATGGTACCGAAGCCATTGGCTGTATTCAGCACTGACGATTCGATTGAGCTGCTTGATCATCTCAGATAAAGCAGCTGGCTTGAATTGACCCTCAAGCCTACCGGTTGTGTCCGGTTCTGTCTTCTGCAATGCCTGAGCTGCCTCATCTGGGAACTGGACACTCTTACTCAAGTAGAGTCTCATCGTCATCACCTTCTGATCCCAGGACGGACCATCGCTGATGCGATGCTGACTGCTTCGAGTGATTTCTGTGTTACAACACCACCGCCCTCACCAAGCTGACGATTGACGATCTGCTGTCTCTGGATCTGTCCCTCTCGACCCGACCTGGCGCCCTCGACATGTGAAGCTGTGTGGCGGTTAAGAAGTCCGTGAGCAGCTCCTACTGCTCTGCCCGCCACCATGTTGAGAGCGGTCGTACCCCCGCCAGGAGTGTTGGCACTTGACCCCAACACATGCCCTGTGTTGTAGGCACCTAGAACATTGATGCCTCTGCGGGTGCCACTACTTCTGTCAGGTGCTGCGGGAGACAACTCCGGAGTCTTCTTGGTTGGTTTTGATCCTCCATCATCAGAACCACCAGAAGGCTTTGATGCACCCGTTGATTCGTGGCCTGGAACCTTTGGAGCAACCATGGCAGTGGGGGTGGCCAAAGCTGCTTGGGGTTTGGATGCTTGTCTTGAAGCTTGGGCATAACCCTGTCTGGCTCTGAAAGCATCCGCCTGCTGCTTGAACTGAACTCGACGCTCATCAAGCTTCATTAGCGCCGGAGTCTGTTGGGTCTGTTCTTTACTACGAACTGACGAAGTTGAGGTTACAGGAGTGATCTTTGAGGGCTCTTCTGGCTTCTTGAGTTCAACTCGACCTCGAAACCCCGATGGCATCTCTGGAGTTTGCTGAGACGAAACATGCTGACCAGTTGGGCTTACTAAAGCATGTTCCGGTGAGACGACCTTTGGGGGTGTCTGGCTGGGTTTCATCTCATGAACTGATTGTCCAGAAGGTGTGACAAGACTGCGAGCTGGTGAGACGACCTTATTCTTGGGCTGAGTCACATGACCAGCGGCACTTACCAACGGCCCTGTTGGCTTCTTTGGTTCGTTGGGACTAGAAATCAGTCCTGCCTTGATCAGAACAGCCTTCAGAAGTCCGTCGAAGTAAGACCAGGCAGGCTTCTTCTCTTGAGGATGTTTGGCTCGCTCCGACTGAAGAGACTTCTCGAGTCTCCCATCAGCTGCCGGCAATGCAATGTAGAGCACCGGGAGACTCATGAACTTCTCCTAGTCTTCAGCGAAGCCGCCTGCCCCTACAGGCTTGGGGTTGATCCCCGTGACTTGCTGACCTGCTAAGGGAGCCCGTTTCTGTGCAGCAACCCGCCGAACTTTGACCTCTTCCTTGGCGGAGCTGAGAGCAGTAGCTTGAGCAACCGCTTTCGAAACAGGTCGGCGAGTGACAGAAGGTGCAGCAGGAGCAGGGGCCACAGCCTGTTGAATGGTGTTGGTGTGCCCCAACGAGAGCTTCTCGATCTTCGAGAAGTAGTCAGGTCCTTGACAGATGATCAGCTCTGTGTCTTCTGTCCCTGACGAAGCCAGCTCGTAGACCGCTCCTCGTGGGAGGACGACACTCTGGTGAACTCCTACCTCCTCAGGTGTCTTTCCATCAACAGCAACGAAAAGTCGTCCCGAAAGGACCCTGACCACACGGTCTTGATCCTTGTTGGTGATCTTTCCAGTGTTGTTTTTGGCACAGAGGTAGTAGTAGAGAACTTCGAAATCTGGACCCTCGAAGATGGTGATCTTCCACCCATTCTCCGTCGGTGTCCGTCGGGACATGTCAGCTAGCTGGACGGAGTGTGGACCCTGACGATTCATGATCTCACTATGTCTACGCCCAGCGCGAGGATCGATTTGCCGACGGGGTCTAGCTTGCTTGGCCGCCGCCCGCATGGGATTAAACGACATCATAGTCTCCTGTAGGTCCATCAGTCGATCACAATCTGGTTCTAGGATTGCAGGGACCCTCTAACTTGTCAACGATGTTGAAGAATCGGAAGAACTAGAGAGTTTCGGGGGCGAGCTTGGTCTCGATATAGGCGACGGGATCGAGACCTGCTTCACGGATGGCACGCTGACGACGTTCCTGGAGCTTATCGATACGTTTCATAGCAACGTGCTTACAGTGTCGAGCGGGGTGGGACTTGCGGATGAGGTCCTTCTCAGTAGCTTCCTGCTCTGCAAGATACTGCTGGATCTGTTCTCGCTTCTGGGTCAAGGGACCGTCAGCAAACTGCTGACGCTCAAGCACCAAAGCTTGGCCTTTTTGCCGCAGCTTCTCGATATTCTCGCTGAGAACTGCGATCTCATCCTCGACCTGCTTCGACCGAACCACATACTCCTGCTCAGTCTGAATCATCTGGTCCAGTGCAACGCGACTCTGCGCCAACGCCTCAGCCAATTCCGTCAGCTTCTGGTGATGAGGCAGACCAGCAATGTCAGCATCAGCCTTGGCGATGATGATCTTTTGGTCATCGATGTTGTCCTCGATCACCGTCAGTCGACCATCAAGCCATCTTTGGATGCGCTCCTGACTCTGGTCCGGTTGAGTATCCGAAGCTGGCTCCTTGCCTTCCTTAGCCAGCATCTCCGCCTTGACGATCTCTGCAGTCTTGGCTACCCACGCGCGATAGTTCTTTCGAGCACAGCTGCAGAGAAGCTCCTGCTTGACCGTGTTGTTGCCCTTGACAGTCACCGTCTGCTGGCCGACGACACCACGCCCGTTGCAGTCCTTGCACCCTGGTTTTGCCCAGTCCACTGGCTTCGAAGAGGGCTTCCTCTTCTCCACCTCAACCATGATGGGTTCCGGAATGTCGCCTTGTACTCTGATCTTTGCCATGGTTTCCTCTCCAGCAGTAGGTGTGTGCCAACAAGTGGCTAGTGGCTAGGTCTCCGAGACCTTAACTTCCGTAGTTGTCTGATCTCCAAGAATGAGGGCTGCTGTGCCTCTCTTTGGCGGGCAAGAGCACGCTGAGCTTCACGAGTTGCTGTCTCTTGAGCTTGAGAGCCTGAGCAAGTGCAGGGCTGCACTACTCCAGCTTCTTCGTAGTAGACAGCCCCGCAAAAGGTACACCTAAAGCTCAGCCCAGATGATGGATTTAATACTGACAACCGATCCCCTCGTGCCCAAAGATGGATCAGGGTAGGCTGGTTCTAGGTAGGTTGTCAAGCCCGACTGAATGACTGACCGATGCCTTGACCTTCAAGGATTTCAGCAGCCCAGTGCCCAGGCCAATCATGTCGATCTCGAATGAGCCCATTGGGGATCTTCTCGAACAACATGAGACTCGCCTCGATCTTGTCAGAGGGACTCGGTTCCTCTGTGTGAGCACAGCCAGCTGCAACGAAAGTCCCATCCCCAAGCTGCAGCAGGGCCACCTTCCCCTTACTGGCTTTCACTTTCCCTTCGGAGATCATCTGACACAGTGGACAATCTAGCATGTGGATCACCTAGTTCATCTGAGCAGGAAGCTGAGGAATCTTGAAGCTCACCTTACCGTTGTCATCAAACCAACCATAAGCCAGAAGCTGTCCGTCTTTGGTCCTGACCTCACCAGCCACGTCAGTTGACGTAGCCTCGACCTTCGCAGCAGTACGAAAAACACACTTTGCAGCGAGGAACAAAGCTTGGTTTCGTGCATGCACCTGAGTGCGGTCTACTACTTCGATCTTCATGGATACCCCCTACTCAGACTGAAGTCTCTGGCTAGACTGATGTCTGATCTCTTTATGGAAGTACTTCCCTATCGATTCCGCCGAAAGGAGCAGCGGATAGTGGCACGCCAATCCTGGATAGAGATAAGCAGACCCATTCTTGAACTGGACGATCAGGTCATCATCTCGGGTACCGATGGCCAGAATGTGTGACGACTCGACCTCAGACCACTCGTTCGCTTCGAATGGGTTCATTCCAGACTCGTTTATTGGTGCAGCTCTTACAGAGCTTGGTGAGCTTCTCGCCATCCTTCTGCAGCCCGCAACCAACCTCGACCTCTTTACCACAATCCTCACAGAAGTGGCAATGACTTCTGATCTCAGAAGCTAGCTCCAGCAGTTCTGCCGAAAGCAAAGGAATGTGATTCTTGATTGCTTCTGAGATAGCTGTGATCTTCTGTGAGATCTCCAAAAGCTTCATTGGTCACCATGAGAAACCACCAGAAACCAAGAATAGTTTCTGGTGGTTCATCTGGAATTTGGGAAAAGGAAGAGGAAAAATGAGGCATCATCGGCCATGGTGTGCCTCCCCGTCCATCACAGTTTGAGACCGCTAGGCGACTGGGCACGAGGGGGTGACGTGGGAGTCGCTGATTTCTCAAACTGTGATCTCAGAACCATCAAACCATCCTCGGTTGCTGGGATGGTCATGATTCTGAGAGCCGAGAACCCCGCCAGATGATAGTTGCTACCATCCTGGGTTCTCGCCCCCGACACCCCACCACGAGGGTGAGGATCGTGAGCAGTAGCGGCGGCTGGTACTGCTCACGATCCTCACCCTCGTGGTG